AGACCAAAACATCCTGAGTACCTCCTCTAGCGGCCTCACGACTACGTATAGAGTCGTGAGGCCTAAGAGTCTTACTCACCAAACAGGTCTTCGTCTGTCTCATCAGCAAACAAGTCCTCATCGTCATCGACAGCCGCGATGGTCGGCATGCTCTGCTGAGAAGTAAGCAGCGGCTCACCTTTCGCGACGACTTGAACGCTGACAAGTCCGAGGGCTACAGGAACGCCTTTTCCGGTTTTGTAGATCTCGATGTTCATTCGGCCATACCATCCGGCGATGACTTTGTCTGGTGTTATGATGTCCTTGTCGCCACCAGGCCCGTAGCAAACGACGCCGTAAGGCTTCTGTAGGACTCCTTTATATGCGGCGGCGCTGAATGTGTGCTCCTCGAATTCTTCGTATTCTACACCTTCAAGGCTTACTCGCTTCCCTTGCCGGAAGGGGCTCTTCTCGGCGAAGGGGTTCTTGACGAACGGAAGGATTTTACTCTCCTTGCAGAATTTCTGAAACGACCCAAGCATTACTGATGAATCGATGTAACCCGGCTTCTTCTTGTCGCTGCCGTTCCAAATCAGAGTCACGCTGAACCGGGCTTTGTCGTCCGGGTCAGCATCATTGTACTTCTTTGGCTTCGCTGTATGTACAAACGTTAATCGCCCAAGCGGCGTGAGCAGCGATACCTTTTTACCTTCTTCGTAGATCGTGCCTGTTCGCAGACTTGGATCCTTTTTCATCTTTGCTTCAAGGTAGTCAAATGTTTCTTTCTCATTCATGGCTTCATTCCTCTTCTGCGTCTTATTCGACGCTGTCAAATCCCGGGTCTTCTGTCTCGAATTCCCCGGTGTCTCGTCGCCTTCTGTGTCTCAGGGGCTTAATGATTAATTTATCTAGCGAGTTCGCATCAAGTTTTCTCGTCTTCAAAAGTTTACGTGCCTCAGTAATCGTCATCGGCTTTTCATGCGTCCTTACAAAAAACTCTTGCGTCGTTCCGAATATCTCAGCGAGCTCGTCTGCTACTGTGTCTTCGTTCGCCCACTTGCTTTGCCCTTCGTAACTAGCCCACTGCCAACCCGGTATTGGGTCGCCGGCCGCAAGGCGTGAATCAGCGGAATCTCCCAAGCGCTTAAAGTAATCGCGAACCCGGGCCTCGAAGTCTAGCAGTGCGAAGGACGACAGATTCTCGGCTCTCGGCTCTTCGTCTTTCAGAGTCGCGTATGTCGCCGCAAGGGTCATTTCAAGTACAGCCGGGCAGATTGGGCCTAAACCGCAATCAAGCGCCGCGCAGCCCCAACAATGAGGTCCTGTGTAGTACTGGTTCGGATGCTGCGTAGCGGTTTCGATTGCCTCGATAACAAGGTCCTCGAAAAAATCCGCGTCGTCCTTCTGGAAGTCTACCTCTACGTATCCTTCTCCTTGGCCACGAGGTTGATAGATAGCGAGCTTCACGTTCTCAACAGTAGGAAAGTTATTGTAGACTAGTAGCCCATACAACTCTAATTGGTCATTGTGCAGCGCCTCTACCTTTCGACCTTCACCCCATTTGAGATCGATGATAAGCGCCTCTTTCGGCGTAGTAAGCACTACATCCGGCGTCCCACAGATTTCCGTGTCGCCAAACATCTTCGAGAACTTCACCTCAGACCAGAGCATCGCGCCGGCCCTTCGCTTCTCAACTATCACATCGAACAGTGATTTAAGCAGCTCCTCTGTCTCAGTGTCTGTCTTAACACTTTCTCCTTTCAGTCTCGCCGAAAGGTAGGCATGCTTCTTAATCCCTTCCGAGGCTTCAACCGGGGTGACCCTCCGCTTACAAGCCGCCGATATCGCTGATAGTCTCGGGTTACCCGCACAACGTATCCATCTGTGTGCTGAGCTTGGTCTATATATCATATTAACACCTCTGATTCTTTTTCAACGTGGCCCTGACACTGACAACGACCATGACCGTGATCGTGACCCTATCCATAACCTTGACCATGACAATGACTGTGACATTATCAATGTTCGTGATCGTGACTTCGACCGTGACCATGACCATGATCGCTCGTATCCGGCTCTAAGTAGCACAGTGCTCATTTTTGCTTCCTAGGCAGTGTCTCACGTTTGCACGCGTCTATAACCGAGGACCTGTTAATAATGACCTCAATATCAGCTGGGTATGGTTCTACCTCACTGAATTCACCCCCGGCCATTGCTTGAGCGAAGCGACCGTCGTCTGCAATCCAAGCGGCCTCGGTTAAAACAAGCTCTTGTGGATATACTTTTTTCAACAATCCCGTATAGTGATACGTCACGGTTCTAATAAAGTATCCCTTACCAATCTCGTACGGATGGTCCATTTTTACTTTCCCCCCATAATCGCTTCAACATCGCGAATGAAAATCATTATCTTTTCGACAGGCACCTTGTTCGCGTTGAGACATTGATTATCTCGCGCCCACTTCCTCGCTCGGTCCCGGTCCGCATCACGAAATGCGATTAGAAGCCTATGGAGCTCTTTGCGTCTCGCGTCGACTTTGTCCAAAGGAATCGAGTCGTATGTTGGCTCCTGCTTCGACACACAATATGAGTCATTGGCCACCACGGGCGGCTGCACTATACTCGCCGGTTCGATTACCTCAAGGTGTGTAATAGGTTCTAGAACCTCTTCCCTCCACGGCGTCGTTGCCCCATATGTTTCTCCGCCCCCACACGTAACGTGTTTTCTTTTTTCTTCCTCCAACGTAGGGGGGAAGTAGTGTGTTACCTCGTAAGGGATCGGCTCGACAAATAACCGTTCGAGTGCTGCCTTGTCGTCAGCGTTTTCTGTGTCGAATTCAATGTGTACTTTCATTTTAGCTCTCCTGCATTACGCCAAGCGTATCAATGAGCGTTTGCCTATGTCTTCGTAAAACTTCCGCGAACTCATCTGGCTCCACATGTTCAAGGTAATACTCGACTATCGCGGTGATTGTATCCTCTTCGAGCGCGTCGATGATTTTTTTGTTGCACTCTATTAGTTCGATAGCCTTTTTAAGCAGTGTTTCCGCGTCAACTGTTCGCAAAGCAAACTCTAAATGGTTCTCAACGAACTCCTCGCACCACGCCTCAACCTCTCTGAAGTATTGCTGGTCGCAAACCGGGTTGCGCTTCAATATTTCTTCTAGATCCCGTCTCAATGATTCCGGGCTCATTTCTTCACACTCCTTCGGTGCAATTCATCGAGGATCATGATTCGTTCACCGAAACACAGCCGGTTCGCCCACTCATTGAGGTCAAGCCGGTCCGGTAGGAAAGCGGCTGGCATCAATGCCGCGGCCGTCGTCTGGTTCTCCAACAACGTGAGGCCCTGGAGTCGTTCTTGCAGCTCCGCGTATCGCGCGTCATCGAGGTCAAGTCGGTAGTTCTTCCGCAAGGCCTCATAGCGCCGGAGAATCAGATTCATCGAGGCGCTGAACGAACCTGGGTAAGATTCTTGCGCTCTCGCGATTTCGTCGCTCAATGTGATTGAAACATTCTGAGTCATTTTTGCTTTCCTTTCAGCCGGACCAACCGTCCCATCAATTCTTTTGCGAATCGTATTTCCTCTTCGTCCTCGTGGCCGGATACGATCCTGTCGATTCTTTGGATCGCTGCATCACACCACAGGCTTGTGTGTCTAGGTGCGACTAGTATCGCCGCTTGAACATCGTCAGCTAATGCTGCTAACTCTTTGGTTACTTGTGTCATACTTCCCACCTCTTTATAAATTCAGGATCGCGTTTCTTCAACTCCTCGTATGCTACTTTGTAGGCGTATATCAAGGCGTCCTTATCCACATGTTCGCCACAATACAGCATGCCCGGTAAAGCATCCTCCATACAGTTGCCTATAGAGGCGCCGCCTATGACAACATTAGCGAGTATCGGGACTCTGTTAATATGTTGGCATTTCATAATGACGACTCCTCCCATGTAGCGACCACATACCAATCCTCTGCCATAATGTCCTCGTAAGACAATGCATCACTTGTGTATTTAAACAAAGGTAAACCCAAAGAGCCAAAACTAAATGCGTCAGAAAGTTTGTCTAGCGTAACTACACACCCAGTTTTCCACTCAGTCCGCCGTACCCATTTTCCCTTTTTCAATTTTGGTAAAACTTTATCGAACGTCATTTTTGATTCTCCTCTAGCTCGGAAACATATTTACGCAATGAGTATATTTCCTCAAGCAGCTCGCTTACATAAGGCCAATCAATTTCCCCGACGATTGCCACAGACCTGCCGTTATCTAAAACTTTCTCTAATATGTCGATTACGCGTCTGTATGACACACGGATAACATAAACCCTTGCGATTCCACGAAATATAGTTACCCCGTCGGCGATATCGGTTTCTTTCATTTCAATCGGGCCTAATATAATAACATCCTCGTTTTTGATAGCTTCCTTGTGGATGCGTTCAATCGCTTCATACAAATCAAATTTTAACCCTTTGATGATGTATTCACGTAAATCCGGGTTAACCAACATCGCAGTTTGCATCTGTTTTGTACACACGGCCGTGTGGTCACCTATTAAATCCTTCCAGGCGGTTATCTTCATGGCTACAATGCCGCGACGAATCGCGACTCCCATACAGTCCGAGCAACACGTGTCGCCAAATCACGAGCTCTGTAGTCAGTGTCTCGTCCGAGCAGGTAGCATGGCACCGTCGCTTTCTCTACCTCTGTGATCCCCCGCGATGCCGCCCAAGCCTGGATGCCCACCTGGCAGTAGCCGATCTTCCTTGCGTCGTCGTAATGCACTGGCTCACGAGTAAACCTTGCGAGGAGCCGGCACGCGCGTTCGTCACGCTTCGACAACCATGCGTCGTGCTTCTCCTTGCGGACGATTCCTTGCTTCCGAGCGATCTCCGCTTCTGCAATCGCCTTGCCACCGAACTCCCAAAACCCGAAGCGTTCTGCAAGCCCAGGCGGCATCGCAAGAGGTGTGTTTCCTCTGTTACTATGCAGCCCGGCGATCACATCCGCGATCAGTAGAGGCGTCGTGACACCACGCCTTGAGGCAACGATGTGTCCGTTTTCGGCGTACAACGTGTGTTGACACGGCGCGTAAACCGTAATCGGCTTGGCGCTGCCGAGCTGATACACTGCTCGTTTGCCTTTTGGCTCGATGGCCACAACCGACCTGTAGCGTACAGTCACGTACGCCGCTGTCTTCGTATGCGGTGTACCACCGCGCCACTCTGTTTCGTGATGCTGCCACCAGGTGCTATCCTCGTAGGACCTGCAATATAGCCTAGTTGCTCTGGTCCGTGTGTACCCATCTGATGGCCGGCAAGCCTTGTTGCTCACCGTTGCAACAGTTATGCCAAATCGCCCTGCGTACTCCGCGAGTATGGGATCGTTTGTTCTTTCACACAACTCGGCTAGGAGCTTGTTGTCGCCTTTGGATACACGGCCGACGAATTCTCGGTAGTAGTTAGGCACCCTCGGGTCTACAGGCTTTGGCTCATTAAGCGCTTCATGCCTTATAGTGTCGAGCATCTGTTTCACAGCGCTTCGCTTCGTCTTCAAGAGCCATTTTGCAGCGCCTTTCGGCGTCTTTGATTTGCTGCCAAGCCGGTTTGCGGCATCGATTACTAATGCTTCGTAATGTGTCATCTCTCTCTCTATCTCCTCTTGATTGTCAAAGCATCGCAAATAAGGGCCACATTAAGCGCGATGACCACGATAGACGGCCAGTAAAATACGCGTGACAAAATAGTCAACACGATGGTTAGCATCGGTACGATCAATAGTATCCACATCTTCATTTTGACTCCTCCCGTTCCACAGCCTCAGCCATCATATTTTTCGCTCTTTGTCCCCTAAAGTAAGGGCATATCCAATGCTCACCGGTCCCCTGATAACAACCCTCGGGACAGGGGGTGATATATTTCCCAAGTTTTTTTACTTCTGCATCAGTAAAGCCTGATTCCGATTGCACGTTAACGTTTTTCATTTTGACTCTCCTTCTTCGATGTACAACTCTGCGTCGGGGGCATACGTGGCGCCGCATTTTATACATTTGCATTGTATCTCTATTGAGTAGCGGATACACCCACACTTGCAGGGTTGTTCATTGAGAGTAGCTACCTGCTTCTCGCCGAAGCCGAAAAGCTTCCTGTTCGCTTCACGATTCTCGGCCACCGCTTTTTTGTATTGGTCGTTTTTAACCATACTGGTTTCTCCTCTAATGCGATTTTTGACCACTTAGTATCTGGTAGATTTTACATGCTGCCTTTATTACTTCGGCGCACGTGTCCAGTGCACTCTCCAAAGCCTCGTCTTTCCTTATAGGGTCCTTCCTTATCTGTTTCGCTGTGTGCCAATCAATCTTCAAGCCGCACACTAGGATCTCAAAATCCTCGATTGACTCTGTAACTCTTTTTGTCTCGCTGCTCATGAGTTAATTAATAACACAGTAGTAACGAGGTGTCAAGAAGCTATCAACATTTTTTTATTTTTCTTTTGGCCGGCTAAGTTAATGTAATCATTATATAATGCAAGAATCGTGCTAAAAAATGACACTTGTGCTGAACCTAGGGGCGGCGTAGAATTAAAGTCTGCCGCCTAGATGCGACGGCAGACTGACAAAAAGGAGTGTCTGGATGACAATAGACAGTGTAACACACCAATCAACAGAAGCAAACGACTTTTTAACTCTCCTAACTTGCCGAAAACCAAACGCCCGTGCCTGCAAACACTGGCGAACAGACGGAACCGAGGCCCCCCCAAGCCTCGGTACACGCTTCGACGCGACAACAGAGCCTGTATCCTCTTTGAGCGACATGCACGCCCTCTTGATGCGTCTTGTCGCTGAGCCTCAACGCTTCCCGATCTTCGGCGAACTCAAGGCGCCTAAAGAGCGCTTAAACATTGAGCGCAAGTCCAAAGGCCCAACCGCTTCGTTCAAGCCGGCCAAGCACCACTTAATCATTCTCGACTTCGACTCGGTGTTGTGGAAAGGCAACATCGACCCGGCGAACCCACGCCTAGCCGTTGAAGAGTTTCTCGCGACTATCCCTCAGTTCCGTAACGTCGAGCTGCTGTGGCAGGTCACTGGGTCATGGGGCGTCAAGGCCGGTCTGCGCCTTCGCGTGTTCCTCTGGTCCGTTGAGGCCTTGTCTCTAGGCGAGCAGAAGCAGTTCGCATTATCTCTCCCCTACCCTGTTGACACGTCCATCTACACAGCCGTTACGCCTATCTACACCGCAGCGCCGTTGTTTGAGGACAAGGGTTCAGACCCGTGCCCCGCCGCTAACCGAATCGGCTACGTCGATGGGTTGCTCGATGCCGTGTACGTGCCAACGGGTAACTGCTACGACGAGCTTGGTTACTGGTCTCGCCGCATCGAGCAGCTTGGTAGCACTGGCGCCGCGAGACATCCGATTGTCAACAGTGCCGCCTTCTTCCTCGGGGGCTGGGTCGCTTCCGGTGCCATCGAATCCGAACTGCTTACCGACAAGCTCGTCGAAGCTTGCGAGGATTCAGGAGCCTTTGACGCAGAGAGACTCGTATCCATCCGAGACGAGATAAGCCGGGCAATCCTAGACGGCGCTAAGGTGCCCCGTGCCGAGCAAGGATGGCGGGAAGGCCTTATACGCACCGGCGAGGGTGTCATCAAGTGCACGGTGTCAAACGCTTTGCTTATTGTCGGCAACCATCCATCTCTGAAGGACAAGCTTCGGCTCAACGTGCGTGGTGACAAAGTGGAGTGGACGGCGCCGGCGCCTTGGGACTCAACTACAGAGCGGTTCCGAGTGCGACAGCTCTCAGACGCGGATGCGGTCAACTGCGCTGGATGGCTCAATCAACAAGGCCTTCACGCCTGCTCCAAGACTCTCGCGTTGCAGGCGCTTGAGACCGTCGCTCAAGCCGTGCAGTATGACGCGGTTCGCGAGTACCTCAATTGCCTGCCACGCTGGGATGGCAAGGCACGCGTCGAGCGATTGTTCATCGACGGCGCCGGCTGCGAAGACAAGCCGATTCACAAAGAGGTAGCCCGATGTCTCTGCGTTGCCGCCGTTGCGCGCGTCTATCATCCTGGATGCAAGCACGAACTTGTCCCCGTGCTTCTTGGGCCTCAGGGTAGTTACAAATCAACGTTCTGGCGCGTCCTGTTTACCGGCCCGGGGGTTGAGTACTTCACCGACTCGCCGGGTGACGTAACCGACGTCAGAGCTTGGGTCGAGACCACTCATCGCGCTTGGTGCGTCGAGGACGCAGAGCTACAACGCACGTCGGTACGAGAGATAGAGGCCGTGAAGCGGCTTGTGTCAGCGCAGGTTGACATTGTGAGACCGGCTTACGCTGCGTTGGCGCGGGAGTTTCCTCGCCGCAACGTGCTTGTTGGTTCGACGAATGACGACTTCCCGCTTGCCGATGTGGATAACCGCCGTTGGTTCGTGCTTCGGTCAGGCGAAATCGACACGGAATGGGTCGAGTATGCAAGGGATCAGATTTGGGCTGAAGCAAAGAGCCTCTATGAGGCCGGGGTTACGTGGTATCTCGACAGCGACTATGCACGGGAGCAAAGGGATGGGCAAAAAGAATTTATCAAACCGCAGAACGAAGCATGGACAGGTTTGATAGGTGAGTGGTTGGAGCAAAAATTCACGGATACGGAAAACGTAGAGGTCACAACAGCGGATGTTTTAACCGAACCGTTGCAGTTTAGCCGGGACAAAATTAAGCGCTCGGATGAGATGATCGTGGCAAGAATTTTGAGAAATCTTGGCTTCGAAAGGGTCAGAAAGCATGTTGGCAAAAACTTTTTCTGGGTCTTTCGTTTTGGAGGTGAGCACTGAAACCATGCGTTGCGCGTCGACACAGAAGTGTTCCGACTTGGTAGGCACGGTAGGCACGGTAGGCACCATAGTAGGCACAAGGGTTGGTGGGCTACGATGGTAGGAACTTTCAAGTGCCTATTTTCATTGCTTTGTTCCTACTGTGCCTACCGTGCCTACCTAAAAAGAAGAAACATAACAGAAAGGGGAAGAAGGAAAAAAATAAGAAAAAAAAAAAGAGTAATACAACATAGCAGAGATTAGAACGCGGTAGGCACATAGGCACCTAGGCACCAAAGGATTTTTAATATGACACGCGAAGAAGTTTTAGAAAGAATAATCGGGCGTACGATTGGCGAGAATTATGTAGACTGTAGAGACCTGCCAAAAGGGTTGCTTCAAGACCTTGCAGAAAGGGGTTCGATACAGACCGGCGTGAATGGTTGGTATGCTGTTACCGATGAAGGGCGAGCAAGATACACCGCTGCGATGTCCAGGCCGCTAAAAAAGGCAACCACGTGGCGTGAGGAAGCTCGTTCCGGGCTACATGTCGAGACCTCGAAGGCCTCAGGCTTCGTCGTTACACGGGAAACAAGAATAACGGCGGCAGCGATTCCGACAGCCGGCGCGGCAGTTGAAGTGATGACACCTGAGGAGCTGCTTTGTAGGCTACGAGATGCGCTGAAAGAGCGGGATAGGCTTTGTAGGGCGCTTGAATGTAGTATCGAGGAACTTGTAGCGGCCTTCGGCGTAGGCTTGGTTAAATACTGCGTTGGGGGGCATCTTGGGCTTTTTGACCTTGATAAGGCGGGACGGTGTAAAAAATTATGCCGAAATTGCCTCAAAAGTCGAAGAAAGCACTTGCGTACGCGCCCCTGACGTGGTTAAATTGACCTTGTACAACTTTCTATAAATCAAAAAATATGACAAGAGACTATGTGAAAAAAGACCTTGAAGACACAGGCCTTTTGCTTCGAGACATCGAGCAAGCTGTTGCGGATGGGGCTGTGCTCGACAGAGAGATTGCTAAGGCGCTCGGTAAAACAATTGACCGATGGTACAATCTTAAATACGGGCGCGGTAAAGGCGGCGAGGAGCTTGCGACAAAGGTTACAGAGGCAATTAAAAAAGGTAAAGACCGTCAACGTGAGACGATGCTTGGTCTTGCCGAGTACGAGCTTGTAAGATCCATCCGCGGTTATGAATACGAGGAGAAGACAACAGAGATCACAGAATCGCCTAGCGGCAGAGTTGTTAAACAAAAAACCGTTAAAAAGCGCGTGTTGCCAAACGTAACTGCGATGTTTTTCATACTTGTGAACAAGGGTGAAGGCCGCTGGAAGTCAATAAATAAAGAATCATCCGAATTCCAAAAGCCACCTAGTCCCGAGGATAACAACCTAGCGATTCCAGGGTTCGACCCAACAAAAATTATTGTGACACAGGATGCAGACAGCGACGTCGAGAACACAGTGGTGTGAGCCGGCGGGTAATACGGCGCAGAGTTTATTTTTACACTCGTTCAGGCGTCGTAATTTTTTCATCGCTGGTCGTGGTAGCGGGAAGTCAATTGTGCTTTGTCAAAAGGCGCGTATCTATTCACGGATACATCCAGGCGTAACGAGTTATCTCACAGAGCAGACAGACGGTGACATTGAGGATATATTAATCCCTGCTTGGATCGCGGCTGTACCTGAGAGAGAGTACCGATTCGTTAGTTCACGTCGCGGCGTGAATATTCTTATGGACAATAGCGCCATTGTTAAATTGCGGAGTAGGCAGTCTAGACGCGTGCATGGTGACCCCCCTTTCAGAGGGCCTTCTGGTGTCGGTTATATAGGGCATGATGAAATCGCGCAGGATACCCGCGCCGATGTGCCGAAGATTAGTATGGGAATGCAACGCGGCGCAAATGTGTTGTTTTATACAACGGACTACACTACTACTCCGAAACCTAACTGGTTTATGGCTTATGCCAAAAGCTTTGGCGTTGCAGCGATTGGTAAACGAGTACAAATTAGCAGGGACAAGAATACTGTCGCTTTTTACGGGCGAACAAAAGACAACCCGTATAATGATAACCTTGACGAAAAAATGCGGTCCGAGGGACTATCTGAATCTGAGGCACTGCAAGAACTAGAAGGCTGGTTCGTGAGTCTTGAAGGTCTGTGCTGGCCTTCATTCCAAGACACTCTGTGGCCTAATGGGAATCGATACGACGCAGGTTTCCAGAAGGGTAGGCCATGGATACTTGGTGTTGACCACGGTGGCGTAGATGGGGCGTGGGGCGTGTTCCAGTATATGCCGAGCCGCCCCCACTTCGAAGGCGGGGTGCTTGTGCTGATGGCTGAATACACTCCCGGTGCGCCAGCGTATCGGGTGCTTCCTGAGATCAAAAAACGATTTGGAACACCGTCTAAGATATTTACAGGAGCGGACCACAAGACGCCTGGCAACACGGGGTTTTCCGCAGAGCAGCTTTTCGTATCGCATGGGTGGTCCGGCGACAATGGTGTCGATGTTCAGCGAATCACACAAGGCACGGCCGACAAGGAGCAGCAAGGCAGAGTTCTCGCCGGTTTACTGCTTAACACCCTCGGCCAAAGACGGTTCTGTGTATCGTCAAAACTGGAATCGTATTACGCAGGGCCTACGAGAGGCGTGCTTGATGTGCTTACTTCTGACACGTGGCCGGAAGCCGGCGGTAATGAGTACTTTAGAAAAGAAAAGTCAAAGATGATATTTCACGAGGATAGCAGAGACATGCTCCTTTACACAGTGACGGGTTTGCATCCGCCGCAATGGGCGGAGTATACAAGGTGGGCAGCGTGAGTCAGTTGTCCGGTCTCACGGGCTCACGCGCGTACGTGCGTCATGAAGTGAAGGATTTGTCGGCATTTGATAGAGGCACTGATTCACGTGTCGAGGAAGCGCTTGGCTATTTTCATCGAGCGACTGATCATGATGTTGTTAAGGACAAACTCATTGAGCGGTACGCGTTGTTTCTCGTTAAAGAAGTTGACGAAATAAGTGGCGCTGTTACTGAGGATTGGGCGCAAGCAGATAGACAGGTAAGCAGGATTAACGTCGCGCAGAAAACGGCTATCCTCAACGGGCAGCAAGAGATACTTACTACGGCCACTTATTCGTTGATTGTCGCGCAGCAAGCGACGTTGTTTAATTCAAATATTTCTCGGTTCTCATATGAGGATAATGCTGTTGAAGAAGAGATTTCTGCGATTCGTGAGGAAGCACAGTCTGACCTATCCGTTATTCAATGGGACTCATTGGCCTGTGCCGTAGGGAGTGGGGCGCTTTATCTGTCGCTCAGCAACGGTCGACTGAGCGAGCAACCGATTTCACCGAGCCGTGTATGGGTGTGTCACGCGCCTGAGATAACGAGCGAAGACGGCGTCGAGTCGACCGATTCCTCAGACATCGATCAAGCGTCTGTAGTCGTGGTCCGATTCGATGGGTCAGACGGCTCTAAGAATAAATATTGCGCCTGGTTTGGCCCATCCGGTGATTACCCAGACGGACGTTGCGTTGTTTACTGGGCGACCAAGTGGTATGAGATTCCGCAGCCGGGAAGCAAGGAAGCGCTCGAATACGTAATCAGCGATAGGTGGGTTCGAAGTGCACCTAAAGATGTACTCGCAAACCCACTTACGTTGATTTCAGACGAGTTAGGCGAACTGATTCCCGTATACCCGATTGTGCTGCTTACTGGCGACCCAATGAGGCGTGGTTTGCTGCCGCTTAGTTTCTCGCTTTATGAGAATTGTGTAGAGCTAAGCGTCATGAACTCAATTCTCCTTGGCTGCGCTGGTGTATCCGCAAAGGGGATTCAGGCCTTGGCTAAAGGCGATAACGCGACTTCTGTGCTGCCAAAGACGATTCGCGAAGGGCAAGTTATTCTAGGTCGTGGCCTGAGTCTAGCGCAACAAGGTTGGGAAGCCATTAATGTCCAGCAGGCGGATGCGGTCTACAAGGCGAAATTGAGGCAGACAATTGAGGATAACCACGTTGCAGAGTTTCTGATTTCACGTGCGTCATCCGGCGAGATACCGAGTGGTGTGGCCTTGCAACAAGTAATCCAACCAATGAAGGATTTTCGTAATCTAAGAGCCGCTGCCGCCCGTTCGTCTGTTGCTCGTAGGTGGATGATTGAAAAGGCGCTTACCACAAGTGCAGGTGTTACTGCGATTTCTATTGACTCAGTCGAACAATGGCATCCGGGTGACTACCATGTGCCTGTTGACAGAGCTGCGTTAGTCAACGAATGGGCGATTCGAGTTGATAAACAATTCGGTGATTTGGCGGACGCGATTCAAGAGATAGAGCAACTCGACACACGTGAGAAAGCAATTAATCGTTTGGAGCAGATGGAGAAAGACAAAGAGTTACATCCTGTTTTAGCGGGTAAGAAACAAGAAGAAACAACGCAGCCTGCATTCGGTGGTTTGAGAGGGCTCAGTGCCGGTAGACAAATACCTAGCCGCAAAACAGAAGCGTAACGAAGCTATTACATCGACTGTTGAAGCGGGCAAGGTCGCATACAAAGAGAGTTTCACGACGTTGTTGAACGACCCGGATGCGCGAAACCCGCAAATAGGTCTATGGTTGGCCGGCTACTTGATGAATCAGATGGCGGCTGAGCTAGGCAACGAAGACCTCGCGGTGTCTTACTGGTACAATGTGGCGGCTGATGCAGGCTCCATGAGTCTTGATGAGCTGAACTCAATACCACAGAACATGCGCGGCGATGTGTGGACGACTACACGAAAGGTGCTTGTGGCTTGGTGCGACCTGCAAGCACAAATAGAGAGTGGATTCTTGACTGAGATTTTTTCGTCTCTCGCGAAGACCGACCCGATGCTTAAAGGCGCAATTAAAGAGTTAGATAAGAGTGACATTAAGCAGTTAGTCAAGGACGGGGTACCTCGTGGCTGAGATTACGCTTGAAGACTTCGGCCGCTATATGTCGGTGAATCAGGGGCTCATGTCGCCGTTGCTTGAACGCGGTGCTTCGGGTGTTCCGTCTTCCGTGCCTGTGTTGTCGGCGAAGGATTTGAGAAGTCTGTCAACGCAAGACACGGACGAGCTGTTGCAGTACTTGGAGCAGTTTGGTGTCATCGATACACCTGACAAGTTGATAGAAGCTGCTGCTGTACATCTTCAGCGCTTCAACATTGGGCCAGATGATCCGAGATACGCAGCAGAGATGGAACGGCTTACGGATGCGCAATCGGGCAATCTTCTTCTGGGACAGGCGAGACGCGTGTCTGAGCGGTACGAAACGTTGATGGCTGTTGATGGTGACATGACGATTAATATGATTTATTTAGCTGAAGGAGAGGACCCTTGCGAAGAGTGCGCGGAGCTCAATGGCATTGAAGGCACTTATGAGGAATTGCTAGCGGCAGACACGCTTCCAGGAAGCAGGTGTCTTGGTAAGCATAAATGCCAATGCGTCTTGGTGCCGTTTACATGATACAGCTTGAATTCGCAGGGTTACAAGAGACAGAAGAACTTATGGGGATGATGCAGGCCTTTGGGGCTACGGCGATTGGCGCGGCATTTAAAGGGAAGCGTCGGGAAGAGAATAAATCAGTCAACAATGCTCAGATTCTTAGTTGGCTTGCTGAAGCAGCGACACCGCGCAACGTGCTCCCTACAGAAGACGACGCGCATGCAGCGGCTGAAGTGTTCAGGGACAGGCTTGGTAACAGACTCAGAGTCATAGCTAAACGAAACCCGGCATTCAATAGTCTCAGAAGCACTACCATTTTTAGAAGCGCGAAGACAAAAAAGAACGCTGAAGCCGCATTGGCTTCTGCTCTTCGCGAAGCCTGTAAGAAGGTCGCTGCTATTCTGGCTAACCGTGTTTCGTCCCAGCAAGGGAATGATGGCTCAGGATTGGCGCATGTAACGCCTGAGTACGCGGCGGCACGAAAACGGAAATATGGTGTCGACGAAGGATCGGTTCTGAAGGCTTCAGGTCAGATTCTTGAGAACCTAGAAGCCGGAACTATACGAATCATTAAAGGCTGAGTGTGACAGCTTTTATATCTTCACGATAGCGCAATGGTGCGTGATGCGTGATGCATAATTTCCCAGACGTGACTGGGTTAACAACACAGAGGTGCTTTGATGACCGAAGAGACAGATAAGACCGAGATCAACGTACGTGAGACGCCTGAGTTTCGTGGACTGGCTAGTGAGGCTTCACGCTGGAAAGCGCAGGCCCAAGAACTGGCGGACTACAAAGCTAAAAAAGACGCGGAAGAAGAAACGCGAAAACAAAACGATTTGGTGGCGCAGAAGAAGTTCGAGGAAGCTCTTAAGCTTGAGCAATCGAAGTATGAGGAGCTTACCAGGAAGTTTGCCGCTGTGTCGCGTGAGAAGCTTTCTGTCAAGGCGGAGAACGTATTGCGTGGCTTAGGTTTATCTGACTCTTTGAAACTACGGGGCGCGGTTTCTATGCTTCCTGATGACGTGACTGAAGAGACGTTGCCTCAGTGGGCAGAGAAACTTAGGACTGATTTACCGGACGCATTTGCGGCTTCGAAACCTACGAAGGTTAATGGAGCAGCGAGTGTCGGGACAGTCAGTGATGCCTCTGGTGAAGTTAATTGGGCGGGAATCAAAGCAGCTATTAACGCAAGGGGAAATACGAGCGAAATCGAAAAGGCTCGTAAAGAAGCGGGAGAGACCCTTTCTTCATACATCATTAAGAATGGATCCAAGCCGCCTAATTACTGAAACGAGGAAACTAAATGAGTGGTGATACAACTACGACTCTGACGAACATCATCAACGAAGTGTTGATTCCACAGTCCGTCAGCACGATTTTTTACAACGATTGGCTCTTTAGACATGTCCCGCCTGAGAAGCCAAGAGGCGGAAGCAAGGTAAACTGGCCCGTCGAAGTTACGGGCACCAACAACGCTGAGACATATGCAGAAGGCGACCCAATGGCTTCGCCGAATGCAAACAGCATTCTTGCGGCTGCTGTGTCGAAGCAACCGTTCCAGGTAACGGCGAAGATTAGCAACATCGCTATTGACTACCTGCTTGAGAACAAACTCAACCTCAATGCGCCTGAACTATACACAGTGAACAAGGCTATTCAAGACCTTAAAGATCTCGTTGTTACAACGAACCTGGCTTTGATTGAGGCTGGCATCGATTCGGCAGGCACGTACGCAGGGATCAACAAATCGACGTACACGGGTTTCGCGAGTTATGAACAGGCTACCACAACGGCACTGACCTTGGCGCACGTGGAAGACATGATTGAAGCGCTTCGAGACAACGATAGAGCTTGTGACTTCACTCAGCTTGAGATTTGGATGCCTTGGAACCAGGTAACTAACTTCGCGCGTCTTCGCTTCGGTACAACTAACCATCCTTGGAACACCGACAGGTCGAATAACTTCGACGCTGGCAAGTTCTATGACGCGAACGGGAACGTTCCGCCGTATAACGGAATCCCAGTCTTTGGGGTTCCGGATATGACAGACACTGTCATCCTTGCGCTGCAACGTAACCTTTTGCATTTCTGGGAGACCCGCCCAGTTCGTGCCGAGTTCAAGAGCGTGCTCGAAGATGCTCAGGTTTGGGAGATCACTTGCAACTACGTAGCCACCTACGACAACCCGCAGAAAGCCGGTAAGCTTTCCGGCAAGACCGCATAAGGAGAATTAATCATGACTACAGTTGCATTAGCCGTTACTTGGGATGTGCCACCCGAGTCTTTCATGCTCGGATACAAGATGGGGTCTGTTACGGTTCAGCTGCCTAGCGCATCAAATGGATGGACCGTTGCTGGTATCGTTATCGACTTGTCGACGCATTTTAATAAAGAGGTAAAAGCGGCGTGGCCAGCCGACGTCGATGCGTACGCAGACAACCAATACAAATGGGGCGTTCGAATCACTAATGCAGGCGCCACGCCTGCGACGGATGTGATCCTCACGGGGCATTATTGCGAGACATCCGGGGGAGTGATGAATCCGATCCCAACGGATACGGATTTGTCAGCGGTTGGGAAACTGCGATTGATTGTGATTGGTAGGTAATTAAGATGACCAACACCACGGCAGCATACGACTTTGAATGCACGCATTGCGGCGCATGCTGCCGTGGCGATTGGTATGAACGAGACAAACGAACGACAGTTATTAGAGCTTGGGTCGTCATTGATGATGACGACGCCGAGCGGCTTGAGAAGTGCTTAGGGGTTTCCGAAGCAAAATTCATGGAGCTGTATCGATGGGACGGCGGCGGCATTGAGGTGACTAAATCGGTGTGTCCATTCTACGACCATGAGAAGAAGCGTTGTTCCGTGCATGATGTGAAGCCAAAAGTGTGTGCATCTTATCCATGGGCAGACATTAATATAAAGGAATTCATTCCCCGTTGCGAGGGGATAAAGATAATGGAGAAATAGTATGACCGATTACCCGACGAATAAATGTTTCAACCTTGAACTGCTTAGGCAACAGAAGTCAAAGGATGATAGGACACGTGTCCTCGAAAGCGAGTTTGACAGGCTGTCTTATATCCCTCTGACTCCTATGTTTCAAGAGGACCATGGGCTTTGTACCCTCGTTCTTGCTGAGATGGAGAGACGAGAGAAAGAAGGATACATTCGAGACGGCGTGCGTGAAACCATTGGCCCTCGTAGTTACAGACTTCGCGTTCTCTGTGATGCACGTGGTGAGAAGGTATCGCCGGGTCAAACAGTGACTTACAAATGCGACATTCTCACAATTAATCCGAAGACGCATAAGCCTTTCAACACTCGTCAACTGAGGTCGTTAAATAAGCTAGGCAAATCAAACAACGTGTATGCCAAGGCTACCGTTGATTCAGATGGCTGCATAACGGTATCGCGGCCAGATGCAACGTTGCTTCTATTCAACTTCGGTGCCGGCGTGACGACGCAGCGTAAGATATCCAGCGACGGTTCTACTTACAACCACCGATACGAGGAAGTCCCGCCGTGGGAAGTGAACGCAGATGGTCGTAGCAGAAAAGAGAGGTCGGCATAATGGTTTCCGAATACATTGACGTAAGCACCAATTTTGCGAAGACTGTTGGCATACCAGGAACGGCGGTAAATAGGACATTCGAGGCCGCTGGCGGTACTTCACAGAAGACGGCTGCTTTATCGGCGGACACGATGCATGTACTCGTCGCTACGACTGATGTACGCCTCGCTTTTGGCGCTGACCCCACTGCTTCGTCTTCGACAATGCTCTACCCGGGCATGGTCCCTCTGTGGTTCAAGACGCCGCATGAGGCTACAGGGACGTATAAAGTCGCTGCCTTGTCTCAAGATGCGACTATCGGGTCAATCGTTATAACGCCGCTTGCCGGGGATAGAGTGTAGCGTTGTTTAATTATTTGCTTAACCCACGGTATTATTTGAGAGATAGGCGGTGTTTTAAATTCAGTGTTGTAACGTCGGGCGCTTCGACAGCCAGCATGACAATCAAGGCGGTCAACGGAAGTAAGTTTAGTGTTAATTGGGGCGACGGTACTGTCACAGCATACACGGGAACCGGGTCAGACCAAGTGCTGAGCCGTGCCTACGCGGGTGCTAGCACTTTTATCTGTAAGATAACAGGTAACATAAAAGCAATTACTAAGATATCACCTGACTCTAAGTTTAGAATACCGTTGACAGGCGTTCGTAAGTTGAGTGACATTTACTATTGTGTTCTCGGAACGCCGATACCGACGGGTGATTTAAGTTGTATGAGCGGGTTATCGAAGCTGTTGATATTGCAGCTTGTCGGAACAGGCGCGGCGACCACCAATATAACAGGAGCCCTATCTAAATTATCGGCTCTGACTAGCCTAACTAATTTAGTGGTAACAAGTTCGATTGTTACAGGCGACTTGTCTAATTTATCAGGTCAGACGTCATTAACTAACCTAGCTATATCTTGCCCACTGGTAACGGGCGACCTATCAGCATTAGCAAATAAACCAGGGCTCACGTCTCTTACAATCGCTTCGATGACGGCGACGTATGCTAGCACAACGGTACTTCCAGCTTGGAATAACACAACGGAAACACTTACCTCAATTGGGTTAAGTTCTGCCGCCGTTGACCAATGGCTCATAGACTCAAATACAGCGGGGAAAACAGGCGGCACGATTGCTATAGCAGGGACGAACGGCGCACATACAACAGCAAGCGCCGCAGCACTTACGGCACTGCAAGGACGTGGCGTAACGGTTACGGTTAACTAGATGACACCTAAGACTTCAAAAGGTAAGGCGAGATGCTTCGTTGCTAAAGCAGGCAATGAGTTCGTTCCACAAGGAACTGTTGTCGAGGTAATCGCGGATAGTGTCGACAAGTCCACAACATACTACGACGAAGATAGAGTCGCTGTTGATAAAGCGAATACGAAGGAAGAATTAGAAGTTATATGTAAGGCAAAGTACGGTGACGCGAAGGCAAAAGAAATTATAGACCGCTTGACGGGCTCGGCCAAAGCCGCAGTTGTTGCCGTTCTTCTGTCCGCATGCGGCTCTGTGTTTCAACCTGTATATGAGGAATCGCGAGCCTGTGAGGATGGCTCTATTGGGCAGCCCTGCCCCGTACAGGATGCAGGTGAATGACTTCTTGCTACGTTATAGGTAACGGATTCTCGCGCCGTGACATCGATTTAACGAAGCTTAGCGGCACAACGATTGGGTGTAACGAGATTTACAAGACCTTCGTTCCGGACTACCTTGTAGCGTTAGACATCGAGCCGCAGAAGGCGATAACCGAATCAGGTGTAAAGGGCTTCATTTTTATCGCGCAGAATCAACAGCGATGGCTTTGCCGAAACGGTGTTCCATTTGTTCGAATGGACGACTTCCTTGATGGTAGGAACAATAATAGCGGTGTAGTCGCCGCTTGGTTCGCGGCAGAGATTCTTAAATGTGATAAGCTCTTTCTGATAGGCTTCGATTTCTTTAGGCCTGTCCCGAGGGATGACACGCGATTTCACTTCAACGGGAAGCGCTCGAACGACATCACGAACGGTAACTACTGGGTAGGGCCGGCTCCATTCATCTCAAGCTCAATGGAGCGCATTGCGAAGGAGCACCCTGGTTGTGAGGTAATACGAGTGGGCGAAATCATGGATTGGGACAGGCAGTTTTACGAGGAAACATTCAAGCTTGTTAAATTGATTCCGAGATTACCATGAAGAACTGTTTTGTTGTTGGCAACGGAACCTCGCGGGAGGGGCTTTATAACCTCGATAAGTTGAAGCAGTACGGTTACGTCATCGGTTGTAACGGTGTACACATTGAGGCGACGCCGAATACAATCGTTGCGCTTGACCAAGAGCCGGCGCAGACGCTTTGGGCGATGCAACGGAAGCGTGGGTTCAGCCTAATTACGCGTGACGCGAAGACACACATTATTAAGTGCAACGGTATTCAAATAGGCAGGATGGCGGACATCGCGAAGGGCCGTTGCCATAACAGCGGCATCATTGCTCTGTGGTACGCGTTGAGTTTCATAAAGCCGGATTGCATTTATCTAATTGGGTATGACTTCTTCAGACCCGTTTCAGGGCAACCAAGAAACGAGATGTATACGAACAAATACATCACAGGGCTCAGTATGTATGTTGTCAACGGCGTCGAGACTCTTGCAAGGGATTACCCAACGACTCATATCGAGCGGGTAGGCGCGATTAGTTCAAGCGATGTGTTCTTTTTTGCGAACACGTTCAGGCGACTGAAGTTTTCGGAGCAGCTGCCTCGTGAGTTCTCAGCGGCCTTAGCAGGTAAGCGGAAGGTTGGTTGATGCCAGACTATCAGGTACAATACGGGTCAGCCTCTACGGCGTTACGAGTAGAGCTTCCTGATTCTTATTCTGCTGCGTCTTCGCCGACGGTTAGTGTTTACGACACAGACGACGGTACAGCGATTGTAAGCGCGACGGCGGGAACCGTTTACGCGGGGGACACTTTGGCGGCTGCTGCCGCTTTCGGCGCAGCTACAATCGTACTTACTGCGGGCACGGCTGTTGTTAACGGCGACCTGCTTAAAATCGCTTCGAGCACAGCGGGGCCAGCTGAGACGGTTCGTGTCCTGTCTTACGTCGCTGGTGATAAGACCGTAACTCTTCAGACGTCGTTGCTGTACGATCACGCAAGCGGGACGGCTGTAACCGGGCGGTGGGTGTCGTATACACTTGACGCTTCAAGCGCGACAAACTACCCAGCGGACACAGAACTTGCGATTGCTTGGACAGTAAACGCGACGAATCTTGTTTTAACGCAAACAGCGGTTGTCCTTAAGCGTGTTTCAGAAGAGATTATATGGGATGAGTTTTCTGATTTATACCCGCACTATGCTGAGCAAATCCCTTCAGGCAAATTTGACTTGTATAAGAACGACGCATACAGACAGCTTCGTTCAGCGCTTGGTTCACGTGGCCGTACTCTTGAGAAGCTTGTAGACGGTACCGACCTTACTCATCTGCTTATGGCGCAGATTGCGTATCACATCGCGATGACGCGTGGAGACACGTGGGACAACGAAGCGACCCGCATGAACCGGTATCTTACGGACGCTTACGACCAGTTTTGCGCCTCTAACATTTGGATCGACGAAGACCAAGACCTCATTAAAGAGGAAGAGGAAGAGCAGCCTTCTGACATGCTTCCAGTGAGGCAGCTTTGGTAGCGCTCGCTACATCTCTCTACGCGTTGGACGAAGAGTTGAATATTTTGATAGAGCAAACGGCGCCGCCTACGAAAATCGCGGCGAGGTACAATCACATCACAACGAATCAACGCGGCGACGATGGCGCAGAGCAGACTTCTTTACCGCGCCAATTTTGGGTTCGTTGGGACAGTCAAAGACGCGAGACCTTTGGTAGTAGCCAAAGTTTGTATCGCATTGATGCCGCTGTAGTGATTGGCTACCCGAAGTCCGATAACTGGTCAATTGACCGCATGGCTGACATGGATTGTTTATCTAAAGCGGTAGACGCATACACGCCTACAGCGACGGGTGTGCAGTTCATCGAGGCGTTAGACGGCGCTGAACAAGTAGTGACAGAGTCTGCCTCAGGCGATTATGTTTGGGCAGAGTTACCAATATTTGCTGAGATTTTTGTAACATAGGAGACCGACAATGTCCGAAGTTGTATCACCGAGCCAGGGGCTTACGTTAGAGATAGCTAAAGACACCGCTTTTGGGACACCTGATTCGTATGCCTACATTCGTTGTAACCGCGCGAATAGTACGTTCCCGACGCAAACGCGAAAAGCCGTTCCGCAGGCAAATTCGCATGCACACCCGGGGGATTTTAGAGATACCCCTGTCGACTACAAAGCCGCGACTGAATCGGCTATGACGCTTGCATTAAACGTTCGAAAACATACAAGCACGGGAAGCCCCCCTATTTGTACACTGCTACAAGCAGCCGGGTACACAACAACTGCAATAACAGGTGATGGCGCTGTGGATACAGGCGCGACAACAACAGCGTTCTCGTTTAAGGTTACAAAAGGCCAGGATGATGGAATGGCTGTTTTAATTCAAACAGCGGCTAGTGTTTGGGAACCTACGTTACTCGCTGATGTGACCGGGGTTGCTTGCGTTCCGTTATTCGCTTTGTCAGCCGCACCTGCGGAAGACTACACGATTAAGCCGATGTTGACTTGTACGCCTCGTACAGAGAAGCTTAGCGCCTCTGACACAATCTCTTTTAAATACACAATCCGCGCTACGGATGGTAGTAATGTCCAGACCTTTACCTATAAGGGGTGTGCGGATCAGCTTGACAGTTTAGAGATTTCACCGAACACGCCGTTAGAATTCTTGTTTGCTGTTCATGTTGGTGACGTCGCCATGGCAGACGGCACTTACACAGCGCCGACGTACATCGACGGAACGAGAGAAATCGTGGTAACAGGCGACAACTTCCGTTGCCATCTTGCACAAGGTAACGCGACAACTGGCGGATTGACTCCGGCACTTAGCGGAATCAAAAGTGCGACTATCTCTTTCGGCATGGCGACCAAGCCTATCTATACAATAGGCGGTACCGGAAACGTTAACGACATTCAAGGGTACGTGTCTTATGTCGCGTCTCAACCTCGAATAACGATCAACGCACTTTTTGACACAACGAAGTGGTCCGATTTTGAAAGCACTCTTTCAGGTGGTACCGGAACAAACCCCGACACAGCGATTGAATTTGTCACACGTGTACACGCGACAACTGACCCGGCTATCCTCATTGCGTTTCCGCGTTGTAACCTTATCGAGCCCCCTTCGGCCATCGAAAAAGATGAGTCTGGTTACGTATCTTGCACGCTCGTGTACGGCGCCGATTGTTCCGGGTTCAGCTCTGCAACAGAGCTGACAGTGGCAGGGTCCCAGCCTATGTTTATCGCTATTAACTCTGAGGCCGCATAATGCTTCGACAACGTTTGGCGGCTGATAAAAAAGTTGTGTCTTTGTATGACCCGGCACTACAGCAAATCGAGCAGACGCTTGTGCTACGGTACGGACTCACGCGCGATTACTCTTTGATCGAGGGTAAGTTTGTTGACGAATTGCCGGCAGTGTTTACGCTAACCCCGTTGAAGCAAGAGCATGAGCATCTTACGGAATCGCCCGCAATATTGTTTCAATATTACGTTAAAAAGGTTGAGAACGTGCCGCCGCAATGGGTGGCCTTCGACACAGCGCCAAACAACAAGCAGTTTCTCTCAGATGAAAGCATGAAGTGCTACCCTCGTGACGTGGTAAACGAAATCGCGAATCTTGTTATCCAGTTTGCCTCACGGGATGGTGAGGCGATCCCTTTTTCGTTGCCGGATGGTTGGAAGGACTACAGACGGGAAGCACAACTCTTGCGTGCGATGTCTGCCCATTCGGCCACAAATGCGAGTTCAAGTTAGTCAACGCAGAAGAAGCGTATCGTGAATGCGGCGGCATCGCGCAATTCATCAACCCTCTTAATCGGTACCTAGTCTCATGCCGCGACTACCTACGCATATCGCCTGCAATTAGAGATGCATGGGACTACAGATCACATTGGGACAGAGGGCAGTTAGGCCTTGTGTTCCCAAATGGCGTTCCTGTAATCGTGATTAAAGCCGTCGAGCAGCTTGATCGTGGGCTCAATGCCGGACAATGCCAGAAAATGAGAGAGCACAATAAATGAAGGTGTACCAGACGGCTTGCCTGTTTATTAAAAGGGCAGTCGATTTAGATTTCATTCCGCCCGAAGATGCAAACGAAGATGTGCTTACGTGGTCTGAAGAGGACCGGAAGAAATTTGCGGAAGCGATGGCGGCTGCTCTCTTATTTGAGATAACAGAGAAATCGGAGCCCCTCGATTCGATAACACGAGAGCTGTCGATGGTTGGTGTCGCGCTGAAAGAAGTGTACCCGGATTTGTCAATTTCGTTAACACCGTGCATAGAGATGCTTGAACCGGAAAACATATGAGCACACCTGTAACACAAGACGTCATCTTCAAAATCGGTTCTGTCGGCGTGACGTCGTCTGTCGGTGGCATCGCGAAGCTTACAGCGGGATTCATCGCGTTGCGCGCTGCTGTAAACTATGTTCAGCAAGACCTACTTCCTTTGTCCCGCGCTTACTCGAACATGTCCGACGAGCAGAGGTATGCCGCAGACGCGCTGGGAAAAGCAACAGGTGGGTTGCTTGACTCATTAGACCAGATTCGGGCAGCGCAGAAACTGTCTGTGGCTGGTCTCCCAAACTACAAAGAGACCTTAGCCGCCATTGGAAAAATCTCTGTTGACATGTCTGAGAAGCTTGGCGAGTCTGGTGAGGATGCGGCAGCGCGGATGAACACGCTAATCGACGGCGTGGTTAAAGGCTCACCTAGGGCCGTCCGTGCGTTGCGTGAGTACGGCATCGAAGTAAAAACAGGGTCAAAGAACACAGAGGAATTTCGAAAAGTAGTTACCGAGGCTCTGATATACAAGGCCAAGGACATCGAGATAAACGTTGACAACGTTGACAAGGCGATTCGTAGCTTCTCGAATGCGTTAGACGACGCGCCGGCAGCGATGCTGGCGCTTGTTAACAACACAGACTCTTTTAATGCTGCCCTAGGTTCAGCTTCGGCTACTTTAGACGAGTTTAAGAACGCTTTGCTTGATGCGCCACAAGTCGGTGCATCTTTTAGCGGTTTCTTGGAGTCAACAGCGGAAGACATCTGGAACGGTCTGTTGCCTGCTTTGACAGTAGCCGCGGGTGCGATAGACGCGCTTACCGGCGGTAATGCTAAAGGAGCATTAAAAGGAATCACGAAAAATATTGAGGGGGGCTTTCAGAGTTCGCGTGACTACCAATACGGAACTGTGGCAGCCGCCGCGATGAGGCAGAAGGCTTCCGAACCAGGGAACAAAAGAGCCGGTCGTGGAGCAGGTGGCGGTAAAGGCAAAGTTACCGAAAGCGAGATGGAGTTTACAGTAGAGGAGACTGAGTTTGGCATCTTCGAGCCTTTCCTACGGGACGCTATGGATTGGCGGAAGGCTCCAGGAATGGGCGAGGAGTTCGAAGCGATGGGAGGCGCCCTCGACGCTGAAGCCATCAAAGCCGCTTCGGATGCGCAACTCATGTTCAACGATGCCTATGCCGAGCATCTTGAAATGCTGCGGCAGAAGCTTGAGCTGTCTCAGTTTGACCCAGACGCGTTGACACTCGAAGAGAAACAAGAACTGTGGGACGCTGAAATAGATCATGAAGAGAAAGTGCGAATCTACGAGGAGCAGCGGCTAGAGTACATCCGAGCGAAGACTGAAAGAGAAATAGGCTTCGCTGAAGAGTTTAAACTTGCTTGGGAGAGCGCCTTCGCCGGGATGACGTCTGGCGGCATTGCAGCCAACACGGCCATGGGGCTTCTAAACTCATCTGTCGCAGCGACTGTTAAAGCCGCTGTGATGGGCGAGAAATCGTTTGGGCGAATGATAGCCGCAATGGTTCGTGATGCCGCAATCGGTGGTGCATCACAAGCGATTGTCCTTGGTTTGCTTGAAATGGTAAAGGCCGCAACCTACTATGCAATGCCGTTTGGGTCTGGGTCGGCACAAGGGGCGGTTCATACGGCGGCAGGTGTTGAGGCTTTTGCCACGGCTGCCGTAATGTTCGGCATCGCGGCAGCGGGTCACGCCGCCTCAGGTGGGTATAACAAAGGCAAAGGGACAAGTGCATCTGGTGCATCAATGGCGGCAGGAACAGGCGCGACGCGATCCGCAGAGCCCGAAAGCATCTCGATTACGAACACGTTGATCGTCGATGGTAACACGCTTTATAACGCTGTGGAGACACGAGCCGTCGAACGTGCGCAACAAGGCCGGCGTGGATTGGCGGTAGCCGCGTGACAGTTTGGCAGGCACTGCTTCGACCTGTTGAGATAACAGCAGGTGCAACGGATTGGGAAAGCAGGTCAATGACTGTAAGCTCTCGCGGCGTCGTTGTCGGCAATGGTGTTTATGGTTCTGTCAGACAGTTAATCAAACACATAAACGACGCGCTTGAAGGCTATTCAATTGCGGCACGTTTAACGATGGCCGAAGACGGGTCAACAGGTAAAATAAAAGTAAAGATATCAAGTGAGTCATCATTCACTTATCAGTTTCAAGATGCTTTGTTGGCGCGCGTATTGGGCTTCGACGATATAAGTTCTCATTCAGGGTCGTCCGCGTATACAGCAGATTACCCACCGTTGTATTGTTTCTTTTCTCCACATAACCTAAGCAATCGCAGTCGTTGGTTCAGTATGGAAGACTTCCGCGGTAATTTATCTAAGTCTGGGTCTCTTTCAGGGGTGCGAGAGAACCCGCATATATACAGCCGTGAATTGGCTTGGGAATGTAACGAGCTGTCTTACTACGACCAAGACAGTTATCCAGTCTACACAATAAGCAGTGCAGACTATCACCCATATGCAGAGCGTAGTTGGGAAGAGTTTTTGCGGGGTGCTATTAACGCGCAGCCTACCGTTACCGCTTCCGCGGGTTGTCCGTGTAATGGTTTCTACTTCGTTAACGACGGTACAGATTTGATAAGCGATTACCCTTCTGCACCTGTTGTTGATGACACGACAGGAAGCGGCGGCATTCTTTACGACATTTTATCAGGTGCAGATTATTACACATGGTGTGTTCCACAACCTCGGTTGAGTGAGCCGGATCATTTTCTACCAAGGGGTCGTGATTACCACTCTCTGAAAGTAGATGTCGTTACCGCAACTGCGCCAACCTGGACGCATTTAGGCGTAACTATAGCAGACCCGCCAACATGATTTTCCAAGACTACTTGAAAGGCCGTAACGTAAACCTCGCCTACTTGTACCACATCGCCGGGTCTCCATGGGCTGTTTGTTCACGCCCCGAACTCGTAACCAACATGACAACGGCTTACAGGCGTAAGCTCTTCGGCGCTACGTACTACGGTGACTTTTACCCTGCGGATAACGTTGTGCTGCTGCCTGGTCTTGACCCTGACATAGGCGGGTACTCGGTACAGTACACAGAGTCAGGCGGTCTGTCTGCTGACTCGTGGACGGTATCTTTTCAGCGTCAAGCCGGCCCGGCTGATTTCTCGAAGCATTATGCGTCCGGCCGACAAGGATTACTAGGCCTTGATATCAGGCCGGTAATTGACGCTGCTAATGTGTACCGGGCTAGGTTGACATCCTCTTACCCGGCGTCTGCGTCGAGTGTTATACGGTATGCGAGTAACGCCTTGATGGACGCTTGGATAGATGCACAGATCGCCGCTACAAACTATCCGTATGTGTGGTTGCGTAATCAGTGCTTGATGATTTCGAGTCGCTCAACGAGTGGCACCGACTCGGTGTGCGCCGTTCAAAACATTCTGAAGACCAAAAAGAGCTATGTCCCAAAGCCCATGCAGGGCTTAGACCAAGTGCTCGTCGGTAGCGTTCCTCTTAACGGTTTCGTTGGCTTCAACTCTTACCTCTACGCCATCGAGCTCACCGAGTCCGGAACCATCGCTGAACCTGACAAGGAGCCTATAATCCTCAGGTCTGGGAGAGTTCTTACTAACGCGGTCTCAAACGCGGCTGACTGGAAGATAACGAATTCAAGCTGGCTAAGCTTGTTAGAGCAAGAGTTGCCGGTAAGCACCTTCGAAGGTACGCTACAAGGCATCTCGCTTACGAGGCCAAATGATGACGCGAAGGTTGGGATAGACTCATTCCTTGACACGCCACACGCTTGGCGTTGCTGCGCGCCGCATTTGATACTGGTCGAGGATTATGACTCCCCAGCGCCTGACCCCACTGACACAGAGCTCGCCGCTTGGCCGCATGAATGCGTAATATGGCTGTGCGCTGAGAATGACAGCGTGTTTTTTAACACAGTTGAAGACCTAAACACGGCTGTACAGGATGAGATATTCAAGATAAAAGCAGGCACATCTACGCTCAATTCAACAGAGACTCTTTACTATGACTATGCTGTTGTCGGAGGGCATCTCGTTTACAACAGATACGTTGGTGGGTCAATAAAGAACGGCCAAGTAGTTGCTGGCGGCCGAATCCCGCTCATCTGCGGATGGAAGTGGGTAGCGGAAGAGTACAAGCCACATATGGATATCTCCCCATTTATGCCGACCGGATACAGACCCTTCCGTTGGTGGCCTTGGGTGCTGCTTGGTTGCGTGAATTATGAAAACTATGCGCCGTATCAGAACAGTCCAAATTGGCACTGGTTCGGAGGAAGCTATACTTGGGGCGGTATCAGTTATCGACTTGGCGAAGAGTTGCCGCCGTGGAAGGATGCGAAAGAGCTAATCTGCCCCGAATACGCTTGCGAGTATTGGTATGACTGGGCGATTGATGACACGACGATTGACGACGAATGGAAGAAATGCGCGGGTACGATTCCGCTTACAACGATTGATTCAGAATACAGGCTTTATTTCAAGTCAGAAGACGTAACTGATTTGCTCGTAGACGACATCCTTTGCTTCGGCGACCCTGCAAAACTTCGAGACGGATTCCCAATAGCCGTGTACGGCAAGGTCGCAAACGTTGGGACGAACTCAACCCGCGGAATGGACTATGCGGAAATGGTCAACGCGGCGCCGTACGCGCTTGAAGAACCTTCTTCGGGTGTTCCAAAACTCAAGACTGCGATGATTGCACAAGGTCAGACCTGGCCGATTCGTCTCGGCATACCTCTTTGGTACCGCAAAGACATCCACGAGGATGACCCCTGGAAGATGCACGTTTACTCTGAAGTGTTCAGTCAGCGTCCTAGCGACTTATTCAGAGCGCTGCTTGGTAAGACAGGCGACGCAAGCGTTCCAGCTATTCCTAGGCAGTATACGCTTGACAACATCCCCGACGCGGTAGGTCAGACTGGGACTTTTGACAGAACGCTTATCGACTGGGACACTTTCAATCAGTATACGGGCGGCCAGATACCAGGTGCATTTTACAGGTATCTAATAGGCTCGTCTTCATCGGACGATTACGGCACGAACACGCTTCTTGATCTTCTTAATGCTGTGCTGTTCACGCACCGTCTGCAAATGGCCTGGCAGTACAACGAAACACAACGCGCATGGTGGATAACCTTCGTTGAAATTGGTAGTGACTCAATAACTACAGCCGCACGGGAAGGGCGAGCAATAACGAACGACGATCTCGTTATGGGTAAAGCAGCGCCAATTACTCTTGGTGGCACTTATCTTGTCGGACGAATAGAGTACGAATGCGTAGTTATACGGGTAACGCCGAATGGGTTTATCGCGGGGCCAAATAAGGCAATCGTTAAGTCACCGTATGCAGACGTTTCGAAAACCGCGAAGACGCTGAAGTTCAATGACATCATTACCGTGGTCCAAGAGGAAAGCATTCCCGCGTTAAACGGAAATCTAGCAACCATGCTGTCTCGGTTAATGTTCGTCCCGAACACACAAAAACTGTCTTGTGTCACAGCTGCTTTAACGAAGCTCGCTGTCGGGAAAGAGATACTCCTTACCTCTGAATGTATTCTTGACACTGATACAGGCGTCTATGGCGCTTCCGAACTCGTTGGGAAAGTTATTGCTGTAGACTTGGACCCTGTAGACCCGTCTGCGACAATTCGCCTTTGTCCGAAGCCTACGAGGGCCATAGCGCCTTCGATGTACTTCTCTCACACAAATGCGGTGCTGAGTACGGCGGGAGTTATCACTCTGACGGGCCTTGTAACCGACCCGGCGGACAACAACTTCGCGCCGACTACAGGTGGCCTCACTGACTTAGAGATGTTCGACTGTCTTACCTACTCCCCTGAAACAGGAGAGGTTCGCGCGATGACCTGTTCATGCGGTGACTACCGCGTGATAGTTCTGAAGCGTAAGCAGAGTGTCCACGACGCAACAACATACTGGCGCGGGTCTATCGGGAGTATCGACGGCGCCGCGGGAACCTGCGAGATCACTTTGGACGACATGACTAATTTCGATGACGCCTCGGGGGACTACGTTGTTTACTTCTCTGAATACGACGACCAGAATCTTGCGTTGCATCAAAAGATTTGGGCCTTCCTCTGTGACGAAGATGGCATAGCGACTGACTACAGTGGGAACTCTAAAATCACGGCGGTGTGTACATGACGCTTGCCGGGTCGATCACAGCCGCCAATGGCGGCATCGAGTTAGGCGGGCAAGTAGAAGGACCGGATGAAGTTCTTCTTACGCTTCCTATGCTCATTCCGTATCAGTGCCCTCATTGGTCGCGTGGAAATGACCTCGCACCGGTAACGATTGACTCACAGATTGTTATTGCGGCAGGACACACAGTAGATGTGTCTTGGCACTGGACTGGCGATCACAAAGATGTTGCTGGGTCTGTTTCCGCGTGGACAACGGTACGCAGTGGTGACGCCGCTCTTAAACCACACCTTCCGCAGGCCTACCAGGGGGTGCTTAATACAGCGGACCGGCTACCGATGTTCGCTAACACGATAACGAGATACGACCCGGACTTCGCGGCAAACGACACAGACGAACTCTTGGCGTTTATGAACTCTTCTATCCATGAGCTTGACTTCGATGAGCCGGAGCCGCAACGCGATGCAGACTTCGAGCTCTTCGCGACAGGAAGCGCTTATCGGATTTACAACAAGCACGCAAGCCTGTCGGCGTATCTTCTTATGGTTCTCGCCTGTGACAATATGAATGTCATGTCTTATAAGATGCAATCGTTTTCGACGCCAGCTTGGGGATCATTTTGACAGCCCCTAAACATATAGACGCACCGCGGTACGCAAACGCAGGTCTTTGCCGCGTTGGTATGATGCCGAGAAGTGACGTACTTGATGCGCTCCGAGCAAGTCTACAGCACAAACGCGCATGGGCTCGTAACCAGTACCTCGCAAGTTACGTTGGAGAACCAGACGCCGCGACAAATGGGAACCTCGCTTCAGTGTTTTATCCGATCACATGCTTCCCATACCTCTACCCGACGAACACTGCATATTTGGGCGGAAATGTTTGCTGCTACGCGTTTAACACAGGCACGGCAGCGGTTACGCAGACGCTTGCTTGGTACGCAGGTATAGCGGATGGTTCGCCGACTACGACGATATTTAGTCGCGACTACCAAAACGACACATCAGACGAATACGACGAGCCCCCAAGCGGCGGGTCCTATCAACTTGGGTACCTGACCGTAACGCCATCTGCTTCGAACAATAGGTTCGTTGCCTCGAAGCTTGTGGCGACAAACATGCTCGTTGCCGGGATTGGTCTGTGGTCGTTGCCGCAGAAGACCCTAACAGACGCTTACAACCTATACCTTACAGCGAGCACCTTCGCGCCGGGGGAGACAATACGCGGCTACGACTCTAATTATGGGACTTCATTGGGTGCGATTCTTCACTGCCTGCACAACAGCACTACGAACCTGTCTTTGTGGCACCACACAAGACGGTGCATGTTTCAAACGATCTACCCTACAGGCGCCTATACAGTAGCCGGCGAACTCGGGATGGATTGGACCGAGATTCGAAGCTCGGCTACATCGGCGCTGGTAGGTGAATATAAAGCTATACCTCGTAACCTTCGAGGCAGCGCTGAAAACATCTGCACACTCCCAGCCCTTGTCATCACTGCTTCTGCGGCGGACTGTGCGGTGCGACTGCGAAGCGCCACCGCTGGTGATGCTTGGACATTCACCGCGGCCGGCGCGTTAACGAACGTACTAGTTGATCCGACGGACGGCGCCGGCGATACACTGGTTAGTGGTCTGTTGGTAGCGCCGACTGGTGATCGCATAATCGTTGAAGTTGATTGCCCGTCTGGGGAAAGCATTGTGGTTCACACTGTATCTCTTTGGGAGTGGCACACACCAGATGAGCTGGAAAGCGAGAATCTATGAAGGAAGACACAGCCTCGGTTCGCATACACAGCGACCTTGTTAAGACTCTTACAGACGGCATGTTCAAGCTCATGACCGACGTCGCAGAGCTAAAGGCTTTGGTCAAAGAGCAGCCGACTGCGGTAAACAATGCCATCGAAGCTGGCATAAGAAAGCATGCTGAGCTTTGCCGAAAGGGTCAGGGGTCAGGTATGGTCTCTTGGATTCCTGCCCCGGGTAAGCGTAGGAGAGTCATGACGAAACGAAACGTTGCAACAGCGTTGACCGGTTTCGGTCTCGCGATTGCGGTGTTTCTAAAGTACCTGTTCGATTAGTCGCAGTATTTCATATAATACTGAACCGCAAGCCGATCAAGCTCTTGACACTTGCCCGCTTCGACGCAGTACTCAAAGAAGCATTGCGTTTGCATCTCTTTGCTAACCGCGTCTGCGATGCAGTAGTACAGAGTTTCAAGTGTCGATACAGAGCATGTCTCCTTACAATCGGTCCTACACTCAACACGCTGGCCTGTACAGGTAAACAGGTCGCATTGTTTGCAGGCTTCTGTGTCGAGCGCCGTGCATCGTTCTAGACATTCTTCGTTCGACTCTCCTGCGTCTTCGATTTTAGGATCAGGATAGTCCTCGACTATCGTGCACCCTGCCAAAAGTAGCATACAAAGTATTTTCATTTTTCTCCCTCCCAATGGCCGCATAGATAACCAGCGGCATGTTTAGATAAATCTATTTCCCCACTTGGCGTCATTACAGTTTCTATAGGCACATCGCTTCTGTCAAGCTTAAGCGTCTTGAAGTACGGGCACTCGTCATACTTTATATAGTGGCCCCGAGTGTCTTTGCCTATCGAGAACCAGTTATTCTTGCAATTGAAACACGTTTTCATTTTAGTAATACGGCGCATCTGTTAATCGGTATGCCTCTGTTGTAGGTTTGTAGTGGCCCGTTTTTGGTTCAACGCCGCCGCCTACGAGTGACGAGCAGCTTCGAGTCTGTAACTCAAGTTTCTCAAGTTCTGGGTTTAAGCACTCCGCGCAAAGCCAGTTGCCTTTGAATCTGTCAACGGCTGCCTGCCCACACACGCATGCGTGTTTCGTTATTCTTGGACGACCCATTTCTTAACCTTTCTGCTGAAATCAATTTTTTCACCTGGGAGCAAATCTGTCTTAGCTAAGTCACGGTGTGGTTCGATATCGATCTTTGGATACGGTATCATTTCAGAAAGCCACGAAAATCGGTTTAGCTCCGCTTGTTGCGTACACCACTCTACATAAAGTTTGCCATCTTCATGGTCTCTATAAACATTATAGACTGATCGACTTGATTCCTTTTCTCCCTTAAGACGCGCCCAGTAATACCCGGGCTCAGTCGGCTGAGGAAATTCTTTCATAGCGTCTCCTCTGGGTAAGGTATCATTTCAGAGAGCCATATGTAGCTACCCAATTCGTAGTTACAAAACCCGGAAGAGACGTAGAGTTTGTTATCGCAAGCCCGGTAAACACGATAAACGGAACACTCAACATTACCTTTCTTTAATCGCGCCCAATAGAAGCCAGGCTCAGTGGGTTGTGGAAATTCTTTCATAATGCCCCCTTCGGTGGAATAATTTTTTCTGAAAGCCATGTGTAGCTGTCTACCACATCACGGATAAATATTCCGTGGTCTAATATACTGTGGACATAGAGGCAATCATTGGCGCGGTCTCTAAAAACGTAATATATTGAAAACTTAGACGTGTCTTGTGCGTCTTTGAAGCGCGCCCAATAATACCCGGGCTCAGTGGGTTGTGGAAATTCTTTCATAGCGTCTCCTTCCACTTGTCGACAATTGCGTGTAGCCGCGACTGCACCTCAGGGTACAAAGCATACAAGTTCGCCTGTTTCTCGTCCTCGCCATGGTCGATGATTTCATGCATCAGTTCAAACATTTCTCCGAAGAATCGATTCTTTAATTCGGTGAACAGCTTTTCACGTTCTTGGATTTCATTTTCGAATAGGGCATTGACCCTTTTATAGACCTCCTCTTTCGTCTTTCGGTCTTCTTCAAGCTGTATTCTCGCTTCTTCCTCACAAACAAGACCAAAAACAGCAGCGTATATAGAGTCCGCGATCTTCTCCGACTCTTTGGTTCTTTCGTAGATACCGGATTTGTAAACCTCTTTACTCCATCGGCTATATTTAGTACCTGACATGTCACACGATCTACCCCATTTCCTAGAAAGAGGGCATTCATCTGACAGGCAATGATACACACCATCGGTTGTTACCCTGTACAACTTGCACAATGATCCGAAGTGGCCTTTCCCTCTGTTAACGTTTCCGGGAGACCATTCACGGTCTAGTTCTTTCAATGCTTCTAAAGTTGTTTTCATTTTGGCCTCGCTTCTTCCTTGGCAATAAGCTCGACGATGTCCACGTAAATGGAGTCGGCTATCTCCTTCGATTCATCTGTTTCTACAAGCTCGACGAATCCGAGGGGTACCTGCCTTACCATGACAGTTTTCGACCATTGATTGTATTTAGTTCCCGCTGTATTACACCCTCCACCCCATTTCATTGCGAGCGGGCATTCGTCTGTCCGACAGTGGTACAAGCCTTCAACCGGCACGCGGTGTCTATCACACAATTGGTCGAAGTGATTCAAGCCACGGAACAGGTTCTTAGGGTGCCATATTTGCTTCAGTTCTTTCAATGCTTCTAAGTCTGTTTTCATCTTAGTCACACCTCGTGTATTCACGCCTTTGAATAAGCCACGGGTCAAGTTTTATACACTTGCACGGTGTGCCCTCTGGGTACATCATTGTGTAGCCGCAATTATGACACCCCATTGTTACAAGTTCAATAACTCTGCTTTCTGGTTTCCGAGCGCCAATGGCTTCTAGTGCGCTTTGTTTTCTAAGTCGCTTCGCGGCTATTCTTTTTTGTCTTCTTGCTTCTCTGTCTTTAATTCTTCTCATTTCCGAATCTCCTTTTTGCTTTCTCGTACTGTTTCCATCGCCAGGTAGCCCATTTTGGTTTCGTGCATCCTGCGCCGCCGTACCACGCCAAGGCCCTAGGTCCTTCTCCGCATTTCCGGATTCCCTGTCTAAGCCATGCAACGCCTGACTCTATTTGCCCCTCAGGAGTAGACGTGTCAAAGCCCTTAGACGCAGCACCGTGTGTTTGCATGAGGCCTTTCACCCCGAGTCGCCCTGTCGCGTTCGCACGCCAAGAGGATTCACAGGACACTATTACCGCAACAAGCAGCGGGTCAACGCCGTAGAGCTTCGCCGTAAACTCAACGACCTTTGCATGCCTGAGTGCAGACTCAAGCCTTGCTGGGGCTCGCTCGTGGAACCAACGAACGTAATCGGAAACTGGGCTTCGATTATTTTCCATAAAAAACGGTACCGGTGACATATGTGACTCACTCTTTGCGTGTCCACAGAGCAAGGCGAACAGTAACCAAAAGATAACGGCGAACAGATAATTAAAGCCGTGCCGTGGCTCGAAAGTACTATGTGGCGTTTTCATCTCATAGGCTCCTCGCGTTCGGCTCCTTAAAAGAAGCGGTTAGACGATCCATTATAACCCACCACGGCACGGAAAACCACACAAGAGTCCGGGTCCACTCTTGAGTTTATTTGTACCACTCCCCTGTGATCGCACGGTGTAAATAATTTCTTGCCTTTACCAAGTCATCCATAAAAGAAGCACCTTCTTTGTGTCCCGCTCGCAATATGTATTTCACCGCTTGCGCAAGGCAATAAGCAGGCATCGCAGCCGCGCCCATTATCTGCTCTTGAATCACGATGGGCTCGATGTTCATCTCTCGGTAATGTGAGTCTTTGTTTGATGCTTCTTCGTCTGACATTGGCACCGGTTGACACCTTTCATTCGGCCAATCTCTCCAATCGAGTTTCGGCCGCTCCCAGATTTGCGACATCCAAGATGATGAAAAGTCATACTCATTAAGAGTGTCATTCCTGATATTCTTCAATTGCCGTACCGCTGGCATGAAACCGTTGACTAGTTCTGGTTTTTCCATGTAACCAAAAAACATATATATGTCTGGCGTATCACTAGGGACGTTAACTGTAACGTAGTTGATAGCACTGTGCCATTCATCCCAATTAATATTATACTCGCTTAATGGTTTCTTCGTTCGATCATTTCCTTCTTTCTTCGGTCTCTCCCAGATTTGCGTTTTCCATGCCTCTTTGTAGTCGTATTCACATAAAGCTTCCTTTTGGATCGATCTAATCTGTTCTACTCTTTGCCATTCGTTGCCGACATCAATATCTGATTTTTTGGAGAAGCCAAAAAGAGCAACGTCGCCGCGGTTTTCGTAGTGATGAAGCATTACGTATTTAACATCTTCGCCCCAGCTATCCCAGTTTATTTGAAACTCGATCAACGGCTTAAGTACTTCTTTCTTCGGTCTCTCCCAGATTTGAGTGCGCCATGAGTCTATATTGTATTTGTCACAGTCCGCAAAAATACGCCATGAGTCTGATAGATGCCAAGCTTTGAGATTTTCATTGTAGTTAACGTTTTCTTTATAGCCAAACAAAAGTGCAGGTTTACCATACACACCTTTGCTACATACTATATATTTTATCTCGCCCCGCCATGTCGACCAATCCGGTGAATACTCGCTTAACGGCTTGAGTACTTCTTGCTTCGGCCTCTCCCAGATTTGCGTCTTCCAAGCTTCTTTGTAGTCGTAGTCGTCAAGATTGATTGTCTCAAGGTGGTAATGGGTCTGTCTCGCGGTTGGCCAAAAGCCGCCAGTCAACTCAGGTTTTTTTACGTAGCCTAGGAACAATATCCGATCTGCCTCATCCTTAACGGCCTGTGCTGTAACGTAGTTAATGACACCATACCATTCGTCCCAGTTTATCTCATACTCGTTTAATGGTTTCTTCATCCTAGCATCTCCTTTATTGCATTCAACAATGCTGTTTGCTGTTCTTCTTTCGACTCAAGCGACCGTGCGGCAGCGATATCGATTGAACCTTTAATCAACAGCCTGTGTACACGTACCTTCTGTTCGACGCCTTGCCGCCATACTCTCGCAATTGCTTGTGAGTAATGCGCCTGGTTATTAGGCAGCGTATAAAAAATGAGATCGTGACCACCGCTTTGAAGATTGATTCCGTAGCCGGCTGTCGCGGGGTTGATGAGCAATAGGTCTAGACCTTTATTATTCCAGGAATCAACTAACTCCTTTCTTACATGCTTGGGCGTGCCGCCGTCTATCTTGGGGGCATTGAAGTGTCGGGCTAGCGCAATGCCTTCAGCGTCGAAGCTATAAAACACAATGGCTTGTTTTCCTTGTAGCTCTGACAGCAAGCCTTCGAGTTCTTTAAGCTTCATTTTGTCGATGAACAATCCCTCAACAGACACGCCGCCTGTAACTCGTCTTTCATCGGCGCAAACTATCGGGTCGAGAATTCCTTTTTTCGTAATGCACTTCGACAAATTTCTTTTGACGCCAGGTATCAGCACGTCATGCGTGCTCAACTCAGGGATATCGAGGTGCTCCTTAATTTCGATTCTATAGCAATGGCCCCGTAGATGCTCGCTCATTTTTTCTTCTGCGTCTTTTTTCGGCACCCACTTTGAGAATACATTAAAGCGCGACTCGTTAAAAAACTCAGCACGAAACGGCGTAATCGTTTTTCCGAAAGACGCACCTTTGTCGGCGATGAACTGTTGGCTGAATAGACTCATAAGCGTGTTTGGCGTAGGCGTACCAGTCATGATGTGTTGTCGCTCAAAGGAAAGGCGCCTCAAAATCTTAACGGTGTCGCCGGTCCATTTTGTAAAGTATCTAGAGCTCTCATCAACGATTAACGTTCTATACTTCGGTAGTTCTTCCTCCATAAGCCTGAGGTACTCATGCGTGACAAGATGGATGTCGGCCGGCGACTGCAAAGCCCCCTTCTTCTCTTTTTTCGAACCCGCCACAAGAGAGAAAGTCAAGTCGATTAAATGCCGCCACTTCTCCGCTTCTTGGCGCCAGACTGTCTCGCATACAATTGACGGTGCTGTTACAAGCACAGGCCTAGGAAGAAGGCCGCGCGCCTTGAGTATAGCTAACACACTTAAAATGATTACCGTCTTCCCTGCTCCCGGGTCTGCGAATAATGAGCAACGCGGATGATTAAGCAAAAAGCGAATCGCGTCTTTCTGGTATTGATGCAACCTCATAACGCAAGCATCTTTTTTACACAGGCGTCAACACCTTCTTTTCCTATAGCGAACTCAGCGAAGTGGCCTTTTCCACGTAATGTCTGAAGCATCTCGCTTTGTTCTTTGACATGTTTTTTGTTCATGTTTGCCTTCGCTTCTTTTACCTCAACGAAGGCGGTCTTCCCTGTATTATCGATTAGCACCGTGTAATCAGGCCAACCCTTGAACCCGGTAGCTGGTCTAAGCGGGACCGCGATAAACCCCCATTCTTTGCAGCACTTCTTAAAGTATGCTTTTACTTTTGCCTCAGGCGTCATTTCCTATACCTCTTTCCGATCCAACCTGTCACTGCGACAGGAAGCCCTTTTGACCAAAGCGTACCGCTTGTTAACGCATGCTTAAGTGCTTCTGCGTGTTCCTCTGCATACCATTCATCAACTTCAACGACGATTTCGTCATGGCTGTGCATGACTATTTCTCCATAGGATGCATCTTCCATTCGGAGCATCGCTTCAGCGAATAAGTCACGCGCGAGTGACTGGACTGCGTTTTCGATTTCTACACCGTGGTAGAGCCTAACCCAATCGTACTTTCCGGTCCTCGTTTTGCCCCAGAACACAATGTTCCCGCTCTCCATTTTTGCTTTTGGGTAATACAACATGCCGCCTGAAGGTATCTCAAGCGCTAAGGATTTAATGTTTCCCGTTTCAACTACCGAGAATAAGAGAGTGCCACGGCAACCAAGGACACGATGGTCCTTTCCAGTTAATAATGTTTCTTTTGCCGCATGGTGCATTTTCCACCAAAGCTCTACAACTTTTGGGTGTCGCAGCGCGTAGGCATTAACAGCCTTCCTAGCGAGTTCACCCGACACCTCGATACCTCGTTTCCGACAATTTGCCGCGAGGGTTTCGTCCTGCATACCGAAGCCGCATCCGAGTTCGGTCTGCTTTCCGATGTCCCTCTCCTTCGATGGGTTTTTAATTGATGCCGGGTCGCATTTATAAATGGTGCCCGCCATTTTTTCATAGACGCCTACACCATCAGCGAAATCCTTGACAACGTCATCCTGGCATGCAAGCCAGTTGACAACACGGGCCTCAATCCCCGCGAGGTCAAACGCAACGAAGACTTTACCAGGTGGCGCGCAGATGACACTTCTCACAAGGGAATCAAGAACCTTTTTCGTATCGACGTCATCCGGTACGCCGCCTAGAGCAAGTAGGCTCTCGATGACTGCTTCTGCTTCTTCACGCTTCATCGGTGGCTTGATGATGTTTTGCGACTGCACCCCAGTCGCCGCCCATCGTCTCGTATGTGAGCCACAATAGATGTAGCCATTCTTGATTCGGCCGTTGTCCTGCTTGTCGATGAACGCCTGATATTTGCTCCAAGCCGCGCCACCCGCGGTTTGTCGAAGCTCAAGAGCCTGCCGAACAGATGACTCTAAGTCACCACGCGCCAAGGTTTCTGTAACTTCGTTTGCGGACAGACCTGAAAGAACTGTTCCTTTTTCTTTACACCACTCCAAATATTTGTCGCGTTGTTTAATCGTTGTAACGTGGCCTTCTGTGAGCACTGATAGGTCTTCGCTTGCCTCATCTGTTATCCGTTTACCTAGATCCATGCACACTTTGGCAAGCGACACGTCGACCGGGATACCACGCTGATTAATTGCGAAATCCATGAGCCATATGCGCCGTTCACGGTTAGGTAACGGCGGAAGCGCATGGTACAAGGCTCGTTCTACCTCGACGTCTTGCATACAGTATTCACAAAGCTTCTCGAAGTCCGCTTCATTGAAAAACCACTTTGGCCCTTTGCCTTTGGTGACCCATAGCGACCGTGGCTTACACATCTTCATCATCGGGCTGTCTGTGATTTTCTGCCGCCTCAAGCCAAGCACCTCAGCGGCTTCTTTGAGTGAGCCGGGAAGACCGGCATGGCGTGCCATCGCCGCGGTGCAGATGAATTTCGATGGTGAGGCCTCGATGCCTAAAGTATAAGTAAGCTCGTTCCACTCGAAACTTGCATTGTGTGCACAAACGTAGTCCGCGTCTTCTATCAGATCTTTTAGACAGCGCTTCAGGTGGCTCCATCTACCATCGAGGCAATCCGGCTTCTCTTCATCAATTGCGTATCCTGTGCAAAGGACCTCTGTCGAAGGATGCTTCGCGTAGAGCGTCACGCCGACGCCCGTGTTGGTGTAGCCGTCACGCTGCTTGAATCCCTTGAACCCAAGCTCTGACCGTGTCTCGAAATCTAGATGAAGGATCATTCCTTGCTTGCCCCTATGTCTTTTAGGGCACGCTTTGTTAACTCGACGTGCCAAACACCGTATTCATCTTGCTTAAGACTCACGTACCCTAGCGTGTTGCAATATGTACAAACCATGGAGTCGAGAGTAAGACCTACTTCTATAACTCTCGACCCACCACTCGCCGCTAGATCGGCGATATAAGCAAGAACTAGAACTTGCATCATTCGTTTTTCATCCATTACTTCTCTTCCTTTATCTCAAGCAGCATTGTGTAAATGCGGTCCGCGGCTTCTTTACGTTCTTTACTGTGGGGTCGAGCGTAGACCCATAACATGAATTCAGAATCACGGTCACGGCAAGAGCGTCTTTGCTTTTCATGTAATTCACATTTCTTGCAACTATAGCCATGTAATTCACATAATCCATTAGAGGGGGAAACTCCTCTTCTTGGATTACCTGGTTTCCACCTCGCGATTGATTTGTCTAATGCCTCTTTGAAAGCTATCTCGCGAAAAGCAGCACGTGATATAGACCAAAACATCCTGAGTACCTCCTCTAGCGGCCTCACGACTACGTATAGAGTCGTGAGGCCTAAGAGTCTTACTCACCAAACAGGTCTTCGTCTGTCTCATCAGCAAACAAGTCCTCATCGTCACGACAGCCGCGATGGTCGGCAT